TTATTATACCATTATTTATTTTTCTTATAGGTATTATTAACTATTATTATCAGTGTTTCATAACAGTGTTAGAGAACCTGAACAACTCCTTTTACCTCAGGTATTTCCATCATTAACTTCTTCTCTATACCCATCTTTAAAGTCTGAGAACTCATGGCACAAGTAGAACATGCACCACCTAATCTTACTTTAACATACCCTTCTTCTGTCTCAACATACTCTAACCAGCCACCATCTGCCTCAATATAAGGTAGTATCTCATTGAGAACTTCTATTACATTTTTATCGTTTAATTCCATTCTCTTTTTAATTGTCGTACATCAGATACACCATAAAGTGCCTTACATTTCTGCTCGGCATCTTGTTTTAAATTAGATCCACAAATAAATTCTACTTTAGTTAATCGATTTGATTCCAGCAAAATATATGCCGACCATTTAATGTCTTTCACGGGTCTAGAAGGGATGTCTTTTACAAAGTATGTAGAACTATATGGTGGCCATTCCATCATATTAAGTTCGTCTTTTCCCCCCATTTCCTCTATAGTTAACGGGCCAAGTAATGTGCATCCCACAACAGTAAAGGAAAACAAATCCGTATATAAGTAGAGCGTCCATTATAGAAGAATTGCTCCAATAATAAATCCTTTAGCAAATGAAATACACACTACTTGATAGTCTGTTAATCCCCATTTGTCCTGACACTTTTTAATAAGTGCCTTATCCCATTCAACTACTTTATCAAATCCAGCTTTAACTTTGTTCATTAGTCATCTCCTAGAAAGTGGTTTTGTAGATTCATCATCATCTTCTTTAGAAGAGTTCCAAGGTTTGTCGTGATTTAAATCTAACCACCTTGGTAAGTGTTCTTTGATCCAATGAAGAATCTTTTTCATTTAATATCCTCTATATTATCTATAAGATCAGGATCACAATCTGCAAACTCTGTTGCCATCTGTCCTCCTATTTGTGCTCCTTGGTCCATACCAAAGACGGTAGCAGCACCAGCAAGCACCCACCCAACATAAGGAATAGAGGTGAGAGTAGTAGCAATAGTGGCACCCATACTACCGCCGACAATCTTTCCTGTAGACTCTCCTCCACCGGCCGCCTTGATACACCTTTCTTGGGCGGCACTGATCTTTCCCGCTTCTGTACCTCCCAAGTGGCGAGTCCCATCCATCGTGTATTGTTCTTCTGAGTTGATAGTTGCTTTCCCAAACCCCAGAAACCCGGCAGGTTTCTCAATATTCTTTCTCACCCCCATCACTAAAGGATCATTTGCACGGTAATTAATTCTATAACCTTCCTTACCTGCTTCTACACTATAAGAAGTATAGTCACCAATAGGAAGGTTAAGTTGAGGAAACTGATTTCTATTTGCTAATAATCCAATCATACCAATATGCCCTACGCCTAAGATTGTACCTAGAGTAATCGCAAACCACTTATTGATAGTCATCAGACTATACCGTTGGTTTTACAGGAGGTTCATCACTAGGTTTAATAATCAAAGGAGCTTGCTCAATTCTAATTGTCTGAGCAGGTGCTGTTTGAGTTGCCTTCTCAATCAACTTCTCCATATCTGCTTTAGATACTTGTCCAGGTGATGTATTCTTATCCATCTTCATAGTACCGTCACCTTTTTTAGATGCAGTTTGAATCCCAAAACTAGCTAGAACTCCCGTGAAAACAGAAGCTATGAAAGTTGGGTCAATTTTCTGTTGTGGAATACCAGGAATGGCTACATAATTTAATGTCAAAATCCCACCGGACCACACAAGCACACCCAGTCTCACGAAAGTTGAAATGATTGCTGCTTGCTCCTCTTGATCAGGAAGAATATTGTCCTTTAATTTACCTAAAGGACCTTTCTTTTTTTCCTCCTTAGGTTCCTCAAGTCCTGCTTTAACTTCTTTCTTGTCTTCTTCAGGCATTAAATCTTAAGCAACTCATGCTATTTATCATAATATCCGTTTTTACGTAACCATTCGTAAGTCATAGGAGTTGGTGGATAATATTCCCACATGACCTTATCTGGATTAGCACATACTTCTAATGCATCAGCAGTTTCAAAATCACTATGAGCAGCATACATTGCTTCTGCTTCATAAGGAATTGCAATTGGACTTGCTTCATATGTTATAGATGCTCCACGCTTCACCCAATCAGGAACTTTATCGTCATGCCATACAACAGCAGTCAGTCTATTGTCTAATGTTCCTGCCATACAATCTTGTACAGCATGCCATCCTTCATGTCTGATGACTGATACAATCATTTCTGGATCGTTTAAGTATTTTGTATTTAAAAAGAAATTATTCCCATTAACATTATATAATCCTCGTGTCCTATCAACAAAATACTTCTCATCCGCCACATAGGCTTCAATACCTGCCTTATCCATTGAAGAAAAAATCCTATCCAATTCAGAAGACCATCTCTCATACTCTGGTCCTAAGTCTCTCCATGATTTAATACTCTTAGTTCCATCTTTACATTCTCTAAGCATCATACAACCCATAGAATGGTATGTATTCCACTGATGATCTTCTATTACAGCATCAGCCGCAACAGCAGGTGTGCAAGCACCCAAGGAAAGTGCTGCCACCAACGACATAATTTTTTTCATTTATCAAAAAGGAGATGATACTGGAAATGAAGGAATATCTGCGCTACCTGAAGCACCACCAGAAAAAGCAGTACCTTCAGGAACCAATGCACCACCAGTTAATGCACCACCAGCACCACCACCTAGTTCACCAGCCAATCCGCCAAGTCCACCCAAAGACCCTGTAACTGCATCCATAACCTGAGATTTAACTCCATCAATGATGGAATCGCGGTTGACATATACATATACGCCACTAACAACAACGGCACCAGATACAGCGAAAGACGCAACAGCAAGTACATTAATAATTTTTTGCATTTTATTTTAACGAGTGAGTTTATTTATCACTATAGTATGCCTGATAGTATTTGACAAGCCCATCCGTTCTCTTATTACCTTGGGATACCCAATCATGAACACACTCATAAATGGACTGATTACTATACTTGGATTCATTATTTTCATCCAACTCAGATCCAAAACGCTTCAAAAGTATGGATAATGCTTGAGAACGAATATCCATTTTGAAATCGGAATATCTCCAATCCTCGACAACATTTGTTTCAATCATTTCAGGCGTAAGTTAGTTTGTTTAGATATTCGTGAGCATATGCAGTTCGATTACCATGGATTCCCCATCCTAACCAACGATAAGCTGCATTCATATAATGATTAACAGTTTGTCCTGCTTTCTCAAAATAAGAAAGATTGTTTTGAAATCCTGCCTCGTTCACCATATAGCGAACTTGTCCTTCTAATGAACTAGGATCGCATCCATACTTATTACAAAAAGATCCAAGACCGTTATACCTAGCAATAGTTGTCCATTGAATCAAACCATAACCACCTCTATGGCATTGGTTATAAGGAACTCTTGCACCACCTTCACAAATATTAGAGAGAAACATACTCTCTTGCTTGATGTTACCCATCAAAGTAGCAAGAGCATACTTATCTGTAATGGAAGTATTAGTTTGAAGATATGAAAGTGTATATTCTTCTGCTGGATTACATCCAACACACTTCCACATCTTCTCAACATCAACCTCTTTAATTTTTTGTTGCGCTTCTATAGGCAAAGACCAATTCATAAACTCCATAGAAAATGCTGGGAGTATTGAAACTGTTCCAAAAATGCAAATTGCTGAAGCAAGTAATTTTCGATTCATTTGTGTAAAAGTTTACAACAGAAGTATATATTAAATGTTAAATTTTGTCATAGTCATAGAACACCCATGGAACTCGTTGTAATTCCTATGGTCATCATACCAAAAAATTCCAGCAGTCCTATGGAAGATGCTGGAATTGAAACTAAAGTATACATGGTTCCTAAGACCATTCTATCCTTGCCAAAGCATGTCGGGCATTGCTGCTGGTTGTTGTCTTCCAATAGTAAACATAAGAATAAAGTATCCTACAAACCAAATGATATTAAATATCCATGCTTGTCTAATCAAATACTTTCGGATACCCATAGCAACAAAGACA